CGGCCGGTACCGCAAAATGTACGATTCTCGCCAAAGGCGCGGCACACCCCTACCATCTTATCGGTAATAGCTCGAATGTATATGGCTGGGTAGACGCTGACAAAGTTAGCAAAGCATAAAACGAGCCAAAACAAGCCCCGGACCTCCCATATCGTATTTTAACGGTCCGGCCTATTATAATTACTCTAAACAGTCAAAACGCGATATGGGAGGTCTGGCAAGCGAAAGGAGCGGCTTATGGAAATTCAAGAGCCTACAAGCATAAAGGAGCTTTTACAAGGGCTGGTGCCCGAGGCTATGGCGGTTATTCAGGGGAAAGTTATAGCGGAAAATCCGCTTGAAATTCAAGTGATTAATGATGAAAAGCTTATTCTTAAAAAGAATAATATTTGCTTGCCGCGGCACTTATCGACCTATAAAACGACTATTGATATTGCGCTCGGTTCGGGCGGGATTGATAGCGTTACGAAAAGCGGGCAAGGTAATCACCCGCACGGCTCAAGCGGTGAGCACGACGGGCATACGGACGGTGACGGTTCGCACGGCCACCCGAACAGTGAAGGCGCACACGTCCATAATGTAGCTACTTTTAATATAACGGGCGCGACTATGACGGTATATAACGGACTTAAAAAGGATGATATTGTCTATATTTTAAGCTTTAATCACGGAAAGAAGTATTACATTTTAGACAGGGAGGCGTAAGTTATGAGTGTATTTATACCCATTCCAATCGGAGAAATTGAAACGGAACGGGAACAGCCCTCGCTGACGTACGGCCTCGACTTAAAAAGGGGGCGCATAATCGGCAAAATTGACGGTCTTGAGGCGGTTAAGCAATTTATTCATAAGGCCTTGATTACTCCGCGCTTCCGCTGCCTTATTTATAATAACCAATACGGAAGCGAAATAAAGCAGACGATAATCGCAGACGATGCCACGCGGGAATACATTGAAGCTGATATGCCGCGAATTGTTAAAGACGCGATTTTAACGGACGGCCGTGTTCTCGACGCATACGACTTCTCTTTTTCATTCGACACGGAGGAGGCATATATCCGCTTTACAGCAAAAACTATTTTTGGTGAGACCGTTATCGAGGAGGTGCTTTAATTGTTTGAAGACAGAACGTATGTAAACCTAATGGCCGAGGTACTTGAGAAAGGTTCGGCGCTTGGCGTAGATATTCGTCAAGGGAGTATTTTTTATGATTCAGTAGCGGGCGTATGCCAAAAAATTGCCTCGTTCTATGCTGACCTGGCTACCGCTTTCGATCTCGTGATACTTCCAACGGCAGTTGGCGAGTATCTGGACCAAAAAGGATATGAATATGGCATAACAAGGAACGTTGCAACATCGGCTCGGTATGAGTTTAGGTATGAAGGAACAAAACCGACAGCAGGGGGACGCTTCTTTGCGGATTCCCTTTATTTTGTACTCGTTGATATTGGCGGCGTATTATTTCTTGACGCAGAGAAAACCGGTACTGGAGGTAATTACATAGCCTCAGGTACGGCGGCAGTTCCTGTAAACACAATTAATGGCCTTACGGCTTCGTCTTTCGGAGAACTTATAGACCCGGGAATAAATACGGAGGATGATGAAAGTTACCGGTCGAGAATCCAAGAAAAGCTTGGGGGTTCGGCAGAAAATGGCAATCAACAGCATTACAAGACATGGTGCGAGGAAGTATCAGGCGTCGGAAGAGCCCGGATTATTCCGCTTTTCGCAGGTGAAAATACGGTAATGGGCGTCATTATCGGCAGCAATGGAGAGCCTGCCGTCGAAGCGGTCGTGGAACGCGTTCAGGAATATATTGACCCTGCAACAAAAGGTCTGACGGTTGAATACAAGGGTAATACGGTGACCATCGGAGACGGACTGGGAAACGGAGCGGCAAATATAGGAGCACATTTTGCCGCAGTGGCGGCAGAAAATTATCTTATTTCGGTTTCCTTTTCAGCGGTACTGGTATCAGGCGCCTCGCAGCAAGACTTAGCCGAGGAAGCTTCGGAGGCGATACAGGACTATTTCAAAGAACTTGCGCTTGACGCTTCCGAAGGCGAGAATGTGGTGGTCCGCATCTCTACCGTTGGATCACTGCTATATGCCTTGCCGTCAATTGTGGACTACTCAAGTCTTTTATTCAATGGCCTGCCTGTTAATATAGAACTGGAAAGCACACAGGTAGCCGTCCTTGAGGGGGTGGAAGTCATTTGAAATTATATGATAACGTTTTTGCCAGTGGCTATGAGGAGCTTAAGACCTTCTACCCGGTGTTTTATTTAGACGTGTTGGAAATGAATGCGTTATTGCAGGCATATGGCGGCCAGATTGACAAGATACAGAAGGGAGTTATAACCGCCGTAGATAATTGTCTTGTTTTTACGATGGATTCGGCAACCTTAAGAAAATTTGAAACCTTCCTCTCTATCACTTACGATGGAGAGCGGACGCTTTCGGAGCGGCGCAAGACCGTTAATGCATACCTTACAGAAAAGGGGCATATCGGGGAGCGCGAAATAAGGGAGCTTGTCAGCATGTTTACGTCTGGCGATATCGGCGTGGATTTTGTTGATGGGGCTATAATAGTTACGATTTCCCGGGAAATGTCGGGTTACTTTAATGTATCGGATTGTCTTGCACTTCTCAAAAAGAGGATACCGGCGCATCTTGGCGTTGTTTTAAACGATTCGGTAACACCTATCGGCTTCAAAGAGAAAGAAAATATCTACAGCCTTGTTGAACTTAATTTGATTCTGGGCTCTTTTAAGTCGGATTCATGGAGAATGAATTTTGAAGCTTTTAAAATTAAGCTGTCAGGCAAACGGCAAAAATATAACGTCGGCGGCATCCTTACGGCGGATAACATGTTCACGTTTGACGGTTCAGTGCTTTTTGACGGTTCAAGAAAATTTAATGCAAGCATAACGACGGAAACTTTGTAAAGGAGGATTTTATGGCTGACACAAGCGTAATTACAGTTATGCGGAGAAGAATTCTCTGCAAGGCGACAAGCGGGGCAATTTCGTCCATGCCGGCTATTACAAAAGTCGCCTTTGGCGATGGCGGAGTAGACGCAAACGGCGACCCCATTTCGCCATCCGAAACGCAGACGGCGCTCAACAATGAGATTGCTCGATATGACATCGACAGCGTGGAATATCCAGACGATACTACGGCCAGGTATACCGTTACTATTCAGGCGAACGACCTGATCGGTAAAAAGATTAACGAGGCCGCCCTTGTGGACGGCAATGGAAATCTGTGCGCAATCAAGAACATGTATTCAAAGCAAAAGGACGAGGGCGTAGCATTTACCTTTACGTTTGATGATGAGTTTTAAGGGAGGTTAGTATGGCGAATATTGAATTAAGTCCGAACCCGGAATTTAATACGGATATGGTAGCCTTTAAGACAGATACGCCGGTTCATGCAGATGAAATGAACCGGCGTTTTAGGCAGCTATTAGACAACGAGAAGGTTATCAGTCTACAGATGGCAGAAAATACAGGCTCGTGCAAAAAAGCGTATACGGTGATAATCGGGACCGCTCTAAGCGGACATACAGAAAAGGATTGTGACTATCTGTGTACCGGTGTTGATGACCAGGAAACAATATTGGAAGCCCTATCCGAAGTTAATGCTTATGGTGGCGGCGGAAAGGTCTTACTGTTAAACGGAACCTATCATCTGTCGGACTGCATTAGCCTGCCGATTGGCTGTAGCAATATTACAATCAAGGGAATGGGCAACAGCACTCTTATTAAGAAAGAATATAATTTGACGGTGACAGCAAATGAGGATTATGATGGCAGAAGCCTTTTCGGCGTCATGTACTGTGAGTCGGTAGAGAACGTTACTTTTCGTGACTTCTGTATAGATGGTGATAAAACTAATTATATGGATACCGTTGATGAAAAGGGCGGTTTTGGAACACAGGGAATAGCATTGTATAATTCAAATCATATTGAGATACACAATGTGAAGATTATTAACACAAATCAGTATGCCATTTATATTGATAACAGCAAGCATATTGACCTGAATCAGAATACCTTAAAAGATGACCGTTCAGGCATAGCCATAGCAGGTTCATCTTATATTGACATAGGTATGGTTGATTTTGAATTGTCTAACGACGATTACAGCTATTATGACTATACAGTTGCTATCAGTGTTGATTATGATAGCAGTTATGTAGTAATAGATAACAATCACATATTTAGTAATAGCTTGATGAGTTTAACTGGTTCTCATATACAAGTCATAAATAACAAGATGGGGAGTAAGGATAAACCATTATATAAGATGACGCCTATAATTTTGAGCGGCTGCCGATTTGCCGATATTATAGGAAATGAAATATTTATGAGTAGCGGCGAAAACTTTATATACGCATATAGTAGTTTCCATAGCAATATTAAGATATTAAATAATGGTTTCTATGGTGATGAACATAATAACAGATATATATATCTGTATACTGGGGCAAGCAGGACAAGCGCTGATATTTTGATAAGTAATAACATTATGTCAGGTCATCCGAGTGGATATGGAATATGCATAGCGCGTTCGAATGACGTTATTATATCTGACAATATTATGGAGGTAAATACAGGAATTTATTTAAACGCTTGTTCAAAGGCGAGTATAGACAATAACGATATTATAGGCTGTAATGCAGGTTACGATGCCATAGCTCTGGTCGGTTCCTCGTTTGTCAATACTACTAATAATACAATGGATACTTTTCGATATATATCATTAGATTCCAGTTCGACAAATAATCGGGTAGACGATAATACTCTCATCAATAACAGAGGGATAATTGATTCTGGAAGTAACAATACAATCGGAACAAATAATTTGACTTATACGGTGTAAAAGGAGGTGCCAAATATGTTGTCATTAATTAACAATGTTGTTCACTTATGGAGATATAAAATCGACTACGTTATGGCTGACTCCGAAGAAGCACGGACCGTCACAGACTACCTGGTTTCCGAGGAGCAGCTAGATTCATTAAAAAATATGTATCCCGGCGCAACAGTGACGGAAATTGACCAGGCAGGAAACGGATGGATAAACGGCATGTCGTTCACATCCAGGGATAAGGCTATGGAAGCTTTAGAGCATGGAATCTCTTATTATAAGGAACTTAAATTATCAGAGGTCTCTCAGGCTTGTAATGCCATTATAATTTCCGGTTGCGAAGTTGCCCTGTCTGACAGCGCGACGGAACATTTCAGCCTTACGGAAACCGACCAGATTAATCTTACTGCCGCAACAGCCGCCATAGAGCAGGGGGCGTCGGGCTATCCATATCATGCAGACGGGCAGTTATGCAGACTGTATTCTGCACAGGATATCCAGGCGATAGGCAAAGCAGCCACTGCCCATAAGCTATATCATACGACATATTGTAACCATCTGAATATGTGGATTCGTAGGGCAGAAAGCATATTAGTACTAAACGACATCTCTTATGGCGTCGTGCTTCCGGAAGACTTGGCACAGAACATGGCGGCGATAATTGCAGCGGTAGGAGGCGCATAATGAAGCTGATTGGAAAATATGCATTCTTGTTTGGAACCGGCGGCATCATATATAATTTGATTGAACTCCTATACAGAGGACACACCCATTGGACGATGTTCTTCTTGGGAGGCCTGTGCTTCGTGCTGCTTGGGCTGCTCAATGAGATAATTCCGTGGGAAATGCCGTTGTATCAACAGGCCTTGCTTGGAGCCTGTATGGTTACCTGTTTGGAGTTCATGACCGGCTACGTAATAAATATCAAATTGGGATGGAACATTTGGGACTACAGCGGTCTGCCACTAAATTTTATGGGGCAGATTTGCCTGTGGTTCTTTTTCTTATGGATTCCTATCAGTTTGGTTGCAATCATATTGGATGATTGGCTACGGTACTGGTTCTTCAAGCAGGAAAGACCACGTTATAATTTATTTTAGGGGCATCCGAATAGGACGCCTATTTTAATGGAGGTAATCAAATGCCAGACTGGATTTTAAAATACTGGATGCAATGGCTATTCGGCATTATTACGGCAGGATTAAGTACTGTTGTAGGGTATCTTTACAAGAAGGTAAAAAAAGAAGTTGACGAGCAGAAGCTTATCAAGGAAGGTGTCCTCGCGCTCTTGCATGACAGGCTGTACCAGGCGTGCATGTCTTACATAGCGCAAGACGAGATAACCGTTTCGGGCTTGAAAAATCTGGAGTACCTGTATAGGAGTTATCACGATTTAGGCGGAAACGGAACCGGTACGGAGTTGTTCGAAAGCTGTAAAAGGCTTAAGAAGGTGCCAGATGGCACACACATTAAGAAGGGAGAATTGTCATGAAGAATTTTAAAACTTGAATCAAAGCGTCTCCGCCTGTTTACCTTATACCCGCTACCGGTGCGGAATTTGCCACGGCGACGGGTTTTTATTAT